ACCGGCGCCAGGATTTGCTGAATAAACTAGAGATTCCTGCCACATTTTCCACCTATGGAAACTTGGAGGACCATGATCATTTTCTACTCCAGTGATGGTGGTAACATGCTCAGAAATTGGGGTCTGTTTGACACTACTATGTGTCATAGAAACACGCTGTCCACCCTGTCCGAGATACTCAATATTGCTACCTTCAGGTAAAAAATTAATTGGAGATTTTGGGTGAATTTCTTGTGAAGTTAAAACCTGAGTATCATAACGTAAGGTAGGAAAAGTTCCACTACTGTGAGATGGAAAAGCACCTACCCATTTCTTGTGAGCTAAATTCATTGCCTCTTTCAATTCACCACGAGAAATAATCAAGGATTTGCCAGCAGGTGTGCCACTAACACCACGTAAATGCACTCCCGCGATACATGATGATTTAAAATTAGCTACAGCAACTGCCATACATAACCCAGTAAATGTATCGTAAGGACAACGATAAGTGTAACCAGGTCCTCCAGATTCCGAATCTTTTGTATAATTTATCCACATGGAATCACAACGAAGTGCTCCACTAGAATTACGGTACATAAAGGTGGAAGAACCACTAGCAGAAATAGTTTCTGGAAACAAATGCAAGATGTCAGCAAAAATTCCTCCAGAAGGAATGGAAACTATCGCAAGGTCTTTTCCTGGAATAGGAATCATATGCTCGACACTCATAAAACCTTTAAAAGAGGAATTGATAGTAGACCCTTCAGATTTTACAATACGAACTTTCATATCCTTCCGATTCTTAAAGAGATGTAGAGGAACAAGAAAAACGTTTCCAGATATAGCTAGAATATCACAGGTTTGTGCAAAGTTATTTTCCAAAAACGTACCATGAAATAAATTTTGTGAAATCTTCTTTACAACTTGATCATGTGTCATGGTTGCATTACGATCACAAATATGAATTTTAGCCGCAACCGCTGTAGCCCATGGATTAACTTCTCTATCCCGAGCAGTAATTTCCTCCACATTCTCAGGCGCCAAAGCATTTTGTTGAACACTTGACACCGTTCTAAACATGGCAATAAAATTATACAATAACTTTGCACTAAGACACACAGCGAACAACTGAAACTTTTTACTTCGGCGAATGGATTCAAATAATTCAACGGATATATCTCGTCTGCGGGCTAAAGAATCTAAACGCTCATCCCGCCAACATGCTAGTAAAGAAAAATATACTACAATGTGTAAAAATATAATAACGAAAGTGAATAATGGACACACGATATCAACAATGTACATCCCACCTAGCACAATAAATAATGATAATAAAAGCACATTACGACTAGCACTTTCACAAGCCAAAAAACCTCTAGTATTAATAAGCAAGTAAATAAATTTAACTAGACAATTTTCAAAGAAGTAGTATGGAACTAATCCCAGACAATAGTCGGTAAAATATCCCATGAATTCAAATTGACTAGCAATATAATCAAATGAGTCAGCAACACCAGCTTGTTCTTCGGAAGTACAGGAACACAAATCCGATCCCAACAAACAAGTATCACAATAATTACGTGAAGAAATAAGTTTTTCTTGTTTAGCAATCAATGAACGCTGATTATCAAAATGATCCTTGCACATAGTGGTTGCCACCCTTAAAGTTTCAAGAATAGAGTGTTTACGCGTAGGATTTTGTCGATCAATAGGACGAGTGCCCTTAGACGAAGCTGCATGAGGCGTTGATAATGATAAATCCCATATATCATTAACAAGAGAAGAGCCTGGAAAGTAATCATTAGCTTTCTTAGAGTCCAATCGACCATCATCCAACTGAAAATCTTTCTTTGCAGCAACTTCTATATGAAGATCAGCACGTCGAACAATAGAAAAAGGACAAACAGAACCAGCATTACCATGATTCATGAGAGGAACATTACTGGTGATAACAAAAACACGAGGACGTATCTCAATTTTGCCTTTCTCATGAAGATCAGCTTTATTAGCATACGTAATCATATTATTATTTATATCTATCATCCGCTCAGTTGGTGACTTATCTAAGAAATCAACCTTAGTATTTCCCATATCATCAAAAAAGATTCCCTCAGTATCACCTTTCAGAGAGGAATCATATTTATCAGACTCTTTCAAAATAGCAGTCTTTGTAGGGTCGGGATTAGCTCCTGAGGCTTTTAAACAATCAGCCATGAGAATTTGAGAAACAGCAGATTTACCAACACCAGAAGGACCGAATATGTAAATAGTAAAAGGCGCATATCGCATACATCCACTTATACGTTTGGCCTTATAAGCTGCACGATTCTTGCGTAAAACTTCCATACGCTTTTCCAAAACTCCTTGTTGCCATGTACCACGAGCCGACTTATGAGATAAATCTGCAAGTGCTAAAGCCTCATCAAGTAAAGAGCCATATTCTAAGTCTGTCAGACACTTAGTAACTCCTCTGATTTCAACGGGCTTCTCATGTAAATTAAAAACCATAGCATGTTCGTGCATCTCAATCAAGGGAAAATATAAGGCATCTAAATCCCGGCTGGCATCAGAAGAAAAGAAAAGGGGGGCAAAAGAACGTTGCTTAAAACATTCGTAACCTCCCTCAATAAAAACAACAATAGTATCTAAAATTGCACCAACTAAATCAACAGCAGTGGAATGTTTCTGTAAAGTTCCAACTCTAAAAAGATCAACACCAGCAACAGACCACTTAAGATTAGTAACACTACATAAACCAATAGATGCTGCTACTGCAATCATATTCGAAATCTTACTAAACAAAGGAGCATTGCGAACAGCTTCCCACTTTTCATTTAGATCAGGGATAATATTCAACCAACTAGCTCCTTCAGGTACAGATGATTGAGTCTCAAATATATCTAAACCAAACAAACGAGTACACCATGCTCGAGTGTCAGCCTGTTTCAAAAGGTTAGCAGTAATAGAATCCTTAGTTAAGGATCTAATAAATAAAACTAACTGGGCAGCAACTTGCGTGGGAGTCTTACAAGTAGGTAAAGAAATAGCTAAAGCGCCCAAAACCTCAAGAACATCAAAGAGATTCTTAACGCTGTCTTCTACACCAGAATTATTTTTAACGAAAATTTTTGCTTGATCCAAAATAGAAGCAGGGAAAAGAGATTGAGAAAGAGTTTTATGTATATACTCAATACCAGATTGATGGGAAGTCTTTTTATAATTAGTAAAATGTGGTTTCTCCTTTATATCAGACTTAGGTTTATCGACGCGAAGTTGTTTAACGCGAGCGATGCGGGAAGCTTTTTGATTTTTCTTAAAAACTTCACGATTTGATTGCTTAATATTAAAGCGATCAGATTGGGGTACAAAAGAATAGTGTTCCTCCGAAGAGGTAACAATGCCTTCTTTGTAATTAGCATTGTTGTTTAGGGGGGCAGTAAAAGTTCCAGAGCTTGACATAATTAACATTAAAGTTTAATACGACAAGCTAAACGGAACCAATTCTGCATTGCTGCAAAAATGGTAAACCATTAAGCTTCGACACAAAAGCTTTGGCCAATAAAGGCTTAATCACATACGTCTTAGGACGGGATTCGCTACAGCAAGAGCGACGTCCTCGGTATATAGGTTGGTAAAGATTCGACCAACATGCTTCTTCGAGAAATTCAAAACGAAGATTCGGGTTCATTACGTCCGACATGTGGTCTAAGCAATACGCCTACTAATGAGTCTTGTCTAGGGTGCGGCCCTCCTCCGAAGAGGGTTCCAAAGGGGTAGTTTAGGTAATGTGCAAACTCCCAAAACACTGTATTTCTTATTATAAGCCGAAATACGTAGGGGCTCTCCCAATTAAGGGGATACAACATAAATATAGGTTCTACCTTATTTTATGAGGACTGTTAATTACAATATTAAATCTTGAGAGACATTATGCTTCTCTCTGAATTAGTAAGAGCAGAAAAGTTTTATTTCCGTTAGGAAAATGGAAACACAGGGGTTCACCTGTGTAATAAAATTGGACAAATACAACGAAAGACAAAGCTAAGAGCTTCGAAATATTTAATTTTATACCAAAAAGTTAGTCTAACTTTTGAATAATACGACAATACGACTGTAACAACGGTTAAGTTGAAATATTGAAGAGAAAAAATGGCTTGGGTCAGATCATAAACTTAAGATCAGTAGACATACATTAAACGAGGTGCTTAAAAGCACTCTAAATAGAAATAGTCACTCGACGACAAGATACACTAAATGGGTTAAAATAACCCACAAAATAAATCTTGAATGACGGTTATATACCTAAATAGAGTACAAAAGTACTCGAGTAACAAATGTTACTACTGATAAAAAGAATATTGATCTCCACATGCGATTAGCATG